TGATTGGTGGTATCCTGGGAGGGATAATTGGTTCGTTTGCAGGTGATTTTGTTGGAAGTAAAGCTGGAGAAGCAGTTGGTGAAAAATTATCAGACAAAGAAATAGAAGGCTTAGATTCAGAAATAGAAAAAACTAATAAAGAAATACAAGATCTACAAGCACGTATTGATAGAAGTGTAGCAGGTCAGAATGAATTTTGGGGTAAAGAAGAAGGCGGTCAACGTAAAGCAAAGGCCGAAATTACAAAGTTAGAAGAACATCTAGCTACACTTACCGAACGTGCTAAAACACCCAAAGAGTTACCTACTGTTCCAACCAGCACAGTTCTTGCCACACAATCCGCACTTCAGAAACAATCTGCAAAAAACAATTCAGCATTAGCAGCATTTGAAGAATCTGCTGGTGAGAAAATAGTTGTTGGAAGAGAATTTGATGGCATGGAAGGCAGAGATGTTGATGTAATGGGATATGCAGATCCTGAAAAACAAGCCAAATATAAAGAGTTGTCTAAAAAGAAATTTAAAGCACAAGCTCAATTGCGTAAACTTGAACGGTCAGATAGATATAAAATTGCACGTGCAAATGAACTAGCAAAAGAAATGGGCATAGACACTGGCGATGGAAATGTAAAATTCACAGCAGAAGGACATGTTCCTACAGTAATTAATGGCAAGGCTGTTGATCAAAGTTTACTTACTGAACGAGAAAAACAAAAAATTGGAGCAGCACAAGAAATGCGTAGTGCGTTTGAAGGTAGAAAAACATCATCACTACAAACAGATCCAGTTACTGAAACAGCTAATCCTGCAATTAAACAAGCAGAACTTAATAATCCTAACACTACACCATTAAGTCAAGCACAGGGTGAAGCGATAATAGCTGAACTAAAAGAAAACAANAGACTATCGAGAAAGCAAACAGACACAATTGAAAATACTGCATAAGCGGTTGACAAATATCGATAAATATAGTAACATATAAAATAAAGAGATAAACATGAGTTGGAAAAAACACTTTACAGTATACCAAGGCAAAGAAGCCAAAAGTAGTAACAAAGGCGCAGGCAGTAGTGGAAGCACTAGCCGGTTCCAAAGTTGGCTACCAGAGGTATACAGCGGTATGCCAAACAGAGTCGAACGCTATATGCAGTACGACCAAATGGATATGGACAGTGAAATCAACGCTGCTCTTGACACTATTGCTGAATTCAGTACACAGTTTGATGATGAAACTGGAACACCTTTTAAGTTTGTGTACAAAGGCGATCCTAATGAAAGCGAAAGCAAAATTCTCGAACAAGCACTAAAGCAGTGGTGTAATTTAAATGACTGGGACAAGCGTATATTTAAAACGTTTCGTAATGTCATTAAATATGGTGATCAACCGTTTATCCGTGATCCAGAAACATGGGAACTAATGTATGTTAACCCACAAGACGTACTCAAAGTAGTTGTTAACGAAAGCGAAGGCAAAAGGCCAGAGCAATATATTGTTAAAAACTTAGACCTTAACTTACAAAACAAAACAGCAACTGAACCTCTAGAGCACAATAACAGCTTTAGTGGCGGAACATCTGCTGGTGGATTTGCAAGCATGGAAGGTCGTAGTTATGGCGCCACAAGTAACAGTGGTACAGCTGGTATTGAAATGGAAGAATTTGCTATTAATGCTGAACACATGATGCATGTAGCAATGACTGAAGGTATGGACGTAAACTGGCCGTTTGGTACAAGTGTGCTTGATCCAATCTTTAAGACATACAAGCAAAAAGAATTATTGGAAGATGCTATTATTATCTACCGTGTACAACGTGCGCCAGAACGCCGTGTATTTTANGTAGATGTNGGNAANATGCCTCCACACAAAGCCATGGGCTTTGTTGAAAGAGTTAAGAACGAAATACACCAACGCCGAATTCCAAACAAAACAGGCGGTGGACAAAATGTAATGGATGCTCAGTACAATCCACTTAGTATTATGGAAGACTATTTCTTTGCACAAACTGCTGAAGGCAGAGGTAGTAAAGTTGATGTGTTACCAGGCGGTACTAACTTGGGTGAGATTGATGACTTAAAATTCTTTACAAATAAAATGCTTAGAGCATTGCGTGTACCCAGTAGTTATTTGCCAACAGGACCAGAAGATGGCAGTGCAACATATAGCGATGGGCGTGTGGGTACTGCATTTATTCAAGAACATAGGTTTACAAAATATTGCCAACGTTTGCAAAATCTTGTACAACCAATTTTTGACCAAGAATTTAAATTGTTTCTCAAAAATCGAGGCTTTCAAATTGAAAGTGGATTGTTTGACTTACGATTTATTGAACCACAGAGCTTTAGTCAGTACAGAGAAATCGAAATTGACAATGCAAGAGCTGGAGTATTCAACCAGATAGACGGGGTAGATTACTTGAGCAGACGCTTTATACTTAAAAAGTATCTTGGACTTAGTGAAGATGAGATACTAGAGAATGAAAGCATGTGGAAAGAAGAAAATCCAAATGCATCTGGATCAGCTGGCGGCGACGAAAGCGGATTGAGTAGCGTTGGTATCCGTCCAGGATTAGATGATGCTCCAAGTGGCGATTTTAGTATGGACGATGACGGTGATCTAGGCGATGAAGCTGAAGATGGAGAATCACCAATCAGCGGCGATGAAGCTGATACCGACACAGGAGATGAAACATGAAGTTTCGTGAGTTGAGAGAATACTATGAAGCTGAGGATGATAACTTCAATACAGCTAAAATAGATGACACACGTAAGAACAGACTAACGTTAAATCATTTAAACAAATTGCGTAAAAAGCGTGAATTAGAGCGTTTAGAGAAGCAAGAACGTACAAATGATTACAGTCAAATCTACAGTAAACCAGCAGAATAATATACTTAGCACAGTGGTCAGACCATTAAAATACCACTTTTTGCGTTTTTCTATGCTTTTTTCATAGTAAAATGCTTTGGTTACTAAATATCATTGACTTTGTAACATATTGCTGTGTCACATCATTGAGGAGTAACGCAAAATGGATAGTAAAACAAAACTAGAAAAAGTCCTCGAACTAGTGATCAACGAGGAGACTGAACAAGCCTCTGATCTACTACATGATATCTTTGTAGAAAAATCACGTGAAATTTACGCTGATTTAATCGAAGAAGATGCCGAAGTAGAAGACGTGATCGAAGAAACCGAGGATCAGGTTGAAGAAGAAGACCTGGACGAAACAATCGACGTAAGTGACAGTGAAGCTGACTTCATTGACGACATCGAAGATGCACAAGACGAAATTGAAGCAGAAGAAGTTTTCGGCGAAGACGAAGACGAAGCTGAAGCTGAAATGGATCTTGCAGACGAAATGGGCGGAGACGACATGGAAGACAATGCACCAGATGCAGAAGAAGCCATGATGAACGTAGAAGATGCTCTAGAAGAACTAAAAGCTGCATTTGCAGAATTAACTGGTGACGATGAACCAGCTGATGAAGCACCAGAAATGGATATGGATGCTGAAGAAGAAGTTGAAGAAATGGCTTTTGAATCAGACGATGCAGACTCAGAAGAGTTAGAAGAAGGCGCTGATATGAAGGCTGTAAGTGTATCACACACTGACGGTTCCGACAGTACTGGTTCACCAACAGGCCCAGGTGATAAAACACTTGGCAACGGTAAGCCAATCGACATCGCTGGAGACTCGGAAGAAACTGGTGGTAGTGCTCCTGCCGCTAAACCAATGGGTGTAGACGGACCACAAGAGGCCGGCGAACCACGTGCGGTTAAGGGGTAATTGATTATGTTTACACCACTGAGAGAAATTGTACAACCTAACGTAGCAGCTATTACTACAGAATCTGTTGAAGAAAACGGTAGTAAAAGTTTGTATATGGAAGGAATTTTTATTCAGGGTGGTGTGAAGAACCAAAATCAGCGTGTATATCCCGTAAATGAGATTTCAAATGCAGTGAATTCATTGCAAGAGAAGATCAAAGGCGGAAATACCGTATTAGGTGAAGCAGATCACCCCGACGATTTAAACATAAACCTGGATCGTGTTAGTCATATGATTACTAACATGAGTATGAAGGGAAATGACGGAATCGGAAAACTAAAGATGTTACCCACGCCCATGGGTAATATTTGTAAAACGTTACTAGAAAGTGGCGTTAGACTAGGTGTCAGCTCAAGAGGCAGTGGCAACGTTGACGGAAGTGGAAATGTATCGGACTTTGAAATCATTACAGTAGATATTGTAGCGAATCCAAGTGCACCAGATGCATATCCAGATCCAATTTATGAACAAATTATGAACCACAGACGTGGCAATACAATTTGGGACGTTGCAAATGCGGTAAAGCATGACAATCAAGCGCAAAGATACCTCCGAAGTGAGGTAATCAACTTCATCAAAGACCTAGGGAGAGATTGAAAATGACTCAAGAAATTGAAAAAATTCTCGGCTCTGAGGTACTCAGTGAGGACGTGAAACAAGGTATTAGCGAAGCATGGGAAGCACAAATTGCGGAAGCACGTGAGAATATCACTGCTGAACTACGTGAAGAATTTGCAGGACGTTATGAAAATGACAAAACGCAGATCGTAGAAGCAATGGATGTAATGCTAAATGATACCATTAAGACAGAATTAAATGAATTTGCAGAAGACAAGGCTAAACTAGCACAAGACCGTGTTGCTTATAAAAAAGCAGTCAAGGAACATGCTAAGTTGCTGGACACATTCATTATGTCTACTCTTAAAACAGAAATCACAGAACTCAAAGAGGATCGTGAAGCACAGAAGCAAAACTTTGGTAAATTGGAAGAGTTTGTACTCGGCCAGCTAACTAAAGAGCTAAACGAATTCCATGACGACAAACGTTCACTTGTTGAACAAAAAGTCAGAATGGTAACCGAAGGCAAGAAAGTAATTGCTGAAGCTCGTGCTAACTTTGTTAAAAAAGCTGCAACAAAAGTTGAAAATATCATTGAGAATACACTCAAAGGAGAACTTTCAACACTTAAAGAAGATATACAGACTGCTAAAGAAAATAACTTTGGACGTCAAATCTTCGAAACATTTGCTGCAGAATTTATGACAAGTACACTAGCAGAAGGCACACAAGTTGCTAAACTAAATCGTTCACTTGTTGACTTAAGTCAACAGTTAGATGAGGCGAAGCAGGAACTTACTACTAAAGATGTATCCATCATGGAGGCCAAGCGTGATGCTAAGATTGCAAAAGATCTTACAGACCGTAAAGCCGTAATGAACGAAATGATGGCACCTCTAAGTAAGGACCACAAGGAAATTATGGGGGCATTACTAGAATCAGTGAAAACTGACAAGTTACGTGATGCGTTCAACAAGTATCTTCCAAATGTATTGAAAGAAGATGCTAAAGTTTCTATAAAAGAAAAGGCAAAGCTCACCGAAAACACTAAAGTGGTAACTGGTGATAAAGCGAAACGTCAGTCAGAGACTGGATCTGCCGAAATTATTAACTTGAAAAAGTTAGCCGGTATTAATTAAGGAGATACTATTATGGCAAACCTATTTGAAAATTGGTCAGCTACCAAAGACGCCCTTACAGACGGCTTGGCAGGTAACAAAAAAGCAGTAATGGAAACAGTACTAGAAAACACAAAGCGTTCACTCACTGAGAGTGCAACTGCTGGTGCTACTATGGCTGGGAACGTTGCTACTCTTAACAAAGTTATCCTACCAGTGATCCGCCGTGTTATGCCAACAGTTATCGCCAACGAATTAGTTGGTGTCCAGCCTATGACAGGCCCTGTTGGACAAATCCACACACTACGTGTGCGTTATGCAGAAACTTTTGACTCAGCTGTAGCTGGTGATGAAGCATTAAGCCCATTTGCAATTGCAACTGGTTACTCAGGTAATGCAACTACAAACCGTGCAGATGCAACTGCAACTCAGGAAGGACTTCCTGGTAAAAAGATGAGCATCCAAATCTTGAAACAAACTGTCGAAGCAAAATCACGCAAGCTATCAGCTCGCTGGACTTTCGAAGCAGCTCAAGATGCACAAGCGATGCACGGCCTAGACGTTGAAGCAGAAATCATGGCAGCACTAGCTCAAGAGATTACTGCAGAAATCGACCAGGAAATCATCGGTTCATTAAGTACACTTGCTGGTACAGCAAGCTCAACTTATGCACAAAACGCAGTAAGTGGTACAGCTACTTTTGTTGGTGACGAGCATGCAGCACTTGCAGTTCTAATCAACAAAGCGGCAAACGACATTGCGGCAAGAACACGCCGTGGCGCAGGTAACTGGGTCGTAGTTAGCCCAACAGTACTAACAGTACTACAATCAGCAACAACTTCAGCGTTCGCAAGAACAACTGAAGGACCGTTTGAAGCACCAACAAACACTAAATTAGTTGGTACATTAAACAACAGCGTAAAAGTTTATGTAAACCAATACGCAGCCAACGATGACGTACTAGTTGGTTATAAAGGTTCAAGTGAATCAGATGCGGCTGCATTCTATTGCCCATACGTGCCACTAATGAGCTCAGGAACAGTACTTGATCCTGATTCATTCGAGCCAGTTGTTAGCTTCATGACACGTTATGGTTATGTGGAACTAAACAACACAGCATCATCACTTGGTAATGCTGCTGATTATCTAAACAAAATTGCTGTTACATCTAACGCACTTAACTTTAGTTAATTTAAAATTTACACCAATAATTGGAACCCAGGGAAACCTGGGTTCCTTTTTCTTTGAGCGAATCGATAAATATTGGTAACAGAGGTTAATGACATGACAACATATTTTAAACAAGGGCTAGACGTTACTGGCAATGTTAACTTAACAGGAAACATAACAGTTGGCGGCGACCAAAATTTTGGAGATGCTAATACAGATAGTATAACATTTACAGCAGACATCACAAGTAATATTGTTCCAGATGTAAGTAACACTTATGATTTGGGACTCACAGGACAGCGGTGGAGAACATTATACGGTAAAGATCTAAATTTAGATGGTAATGGTGACATTACTGGAAATCTTACAGTAGATGGTACATTAAGTACAACAACAGGAAATTTAGATATAGATGGTAATGGTGACATTAGTGGAAACTTAAATGTAGATGGAATTTTAAGTTCAACTTCTGGAGATTTACAAATACAAGCACCAGCTAATATTGCACTATACCCAACTGATAATATTTGGATTAGTCAAGGAACTAAATTAATTTTTGAAGGTACATCCCCAGATGATTTTGAAGTTAAACTACAAGCAACCACAGTAACCGCGGATAGAGATATTATCTTTCCTGATGCCGCTGGAACAGTAGCAGTAAGTGCAACTGCACCAGTAACACTCAGTGCAACAGGTGATATTGGAGTAGATGCAACAGTAGTTACTACAACAGGAACACAAACATTAACCAATAAAACCTTAGGTGCAGTAATAGGCACAATGGATCAATTAACAGCCGCTGGTGCAATTGATATCACAACATACATTACTGAAATAACAACCACTGCTGCAACTGCATATACATTAGCTGATGGTGTATTAGGACAAATTAAAATAATTTCATTAATTGTGGATGGTGGAGATGCAACAATTACACCAACTACGTTTGCAACTGGAACAACAATTACAATGGCTGATGTTAATGATAACATAACACTGTTATATACTACAAATGGTTGGGTAAACACAGCTAATCAGGGTGCGATTATCGCATAAGATTTGTCGAGCATAAATACATAAAACAAGGTAATACACATGGCAATTAACTTAGATCATCAGTTAAACAAAGTAAACACAAGTACTAGTGACATCAACTTCGATATCACTGGAAGTTTAAAACTTCCTGTGGGCACAACTGCTCAGCGTACTGGAACTTTAGCTGGTGGTGAGTTACGTTTTAACAGTACTAATAACTTGTTTGAAGGATATGATGGTACTGACTGGCTAAGTTTAGGTGCTCTTGAAGATAATGTTATCAGTAGTTTAAGCGATGTTGATACCACTGGTATTACCGCTGGACAAATATTAGAATGGAACGGCACAGCATTTGTTCCTGGTACAATAGTTGGAGAAAAGATTCAATGGGTAACATCAGGTAGTAATAACGAATTACGAGTTAGTGAGCAGTGGTTGGAAACCGGAACCACATACACTGTTAGAAGTGTTGCTATTAATTCAGACAACAAATTAGAAGTAGAGCTTGCTAGTTTTAGTCCTACTGTAAGTGCAAGTGGACAAAGTCGATCATGGGATCAACCAGCTACTGAATTTAGTGTAACAGTTGATAACCCAACAGATTTTACAGACAGATACATTTCCACTGTGGACAGTATTAGTAGTGCAACTGGTGTACACACAACTCTTGCAAATTACACAACAAGTGGTCCAAGTCAAACACCAGCTGGTGGCATAGATTGGACACAAACATTTACATCAAATGCAACAGCAACCATATACAGTAATGGATCTGGCTTGACAGGCGGCAGTGCAAGTGCTACAATAGGTTTTGCGGATAATGATAGTAATGCTTGGACTGATACAGATGGTATCAGTTATAGTTGGCAAAATGCAAATGTTACTATAAACTTTAGTAATTTGAATGGCAAGAACTTTTTAGAAACTTACACAACAGTAAATTACAATGTAAATATTACTGGATTAAGCAATTCAAGTAATGCAGTTAATACAGTAACTCCTACTGGTGGTGCAGTAAGCAACTCCACTGGCAGTGGCTCATTTACATTTACAGATGCAATACACAAAGATAATAATTCAGGTAGAAGCGTAGCAGTTAGCACAGACTTCACCAGACCCGCCGGAGTTACTGGATCAAGTTATACTGTAACTGATACAGCAAGTGATACAACAATAAATGCTGGATTTACATATCCTAGTTTTTATATATGGACAACAGACGTAACTACAGTACCAACCAATGGTGATATTGTAGATGGCAATGATTTTGATTCAGATGCAACTGAATTAGGAAATCAAGCAAATAGTATTAACACAACAATTAACAACACTGATGCAAATCCAAGAGCATTTTGGTTTGGGATAAGATCAACAGTTAATCAGCCTACAACATTCCAAACTGGACCAAGTAGTGCATTGTTAAGTGATACAAATGTAACAACAGGTAACACAGTAGACTTACAACCTACGTCAGTGCCAAGTGGTTACACTGGTGAGAATTATACGCTNTACGGAATAACACTCCAACCAGGCCAAACATATGTGAGGATAACATAATATGGCAGATTATAATGGTTTAACGAGGAACGCCTGGACAGGCACATGGTCTCCAAGTGGCGATCATCCTATTGTACTAGATACCGAAATACGTGGTGGTTTACGTTACATAAGCGGAGATGCTGGAGATCAATTAACAGACATTACAGGTCAGCGCCTACAAGAAGGTATGATCGTATATGTAAAAAATACATATGGTAGTGTAACTGGAAATAAATTTTACTCATATAGTTTATTGGGTGGAGAACAAAGGAATGCATCAACTGGTGACATGCCTAATGCCGCAGGAAACTGGACTGAATTTGTAAGTGGTGCAATTCCAGCAACAGTTGGTGATCTAACCGATGTTAGTAACACCGCACCTACCGTGGGACAAGTATTAAAGTGGGATGGATCACAATGGGTTCCATCCGCTGATAACGATACTACATCAGCAGTTGGTGATCTAACAGATGTTAGTAATGCAGCACCCACTGTGGGTCAAGTATTAAAGTGGGATGGATCACAATGGGTGCCGTCAGCTGATGATACTGGTAGCGGTGGCGGCGGTGGAATAGAAGAGGGAGATGCGATTGCTTTTGCGATTGCACTTGGGAGTTAAATGAATGGCAAGTAGTTTTAAAAACGCACACACCGCAGTTGGAACATCAGCAACTACAGTGTACACATGCGGTGGATCACTTAATAGTAGTGTAATACATGGTATGTTTTTTGCAAACACACATGGTAGCGCAAATGTAAATGTTACCCTAGAGCTAGTGGATAGCAGTAGCGGAAGTAGTCGAAAGATACTTGATGCTGTTCCAGTGCCACCAAACACAACACTCAGTGTAGATAAACCAATTAACCTTGAACCAAATGATAGCATTCAAGCGACAGCCAGCAGTGCAAATTGTGATGCTGTAGCGAGTGTATTGGAGCTCAGCTAATGGCATATATGGGTCCAGCATTCAACACGTTTGATGTAGAATTTCAGTTTGATGATTTAGTATTAGATGCAAATGACATCTTAAATGATGGTGACATTTTACAATATAATACTGGAACAAGTCTTTGGAACACAGTTCAAAACTTAACTATTCCTGGCAACTTAATTGTAAACGGAACAACAACAACTGTCAATAGTACAACTGTAACAGTTGATGATCCAGTGTTTACACTTGGAGGTGACACAGCACCAGCTAGTGACGATAATAAAGACAGAGGTATTGAATTCCGTTGGCATGACGGCAGTACAGCAAAAACTGGATTTTTTGGATTTGATAATGGCAGTGGTGTGTTTACATACATACCTGATGCAACCAATACTGGCGAAGTATTTGCAGGCACACATGGTAGTGCGGCATTTTTAGATGCGTCCTTCAGTGGCGATACTGCTATCAAATTGCCCGTTGGTACAACAGCACAACGTCCAACTGCCTTACAAGGACATGTACGCTTTAACACAACAGACAGCACGTTTGAAGGCTATGATGGCAGTAATTGGGGCTCACTAGGCGGTGTTAAGGATATTGATCAAGACACATATATTGCAGCCGAAGAAACAGCAGATGATGATACACTAAGATTTTACACAGCAGGTACACAGCGAGCTAGTATAGATGCAAGTGGCAACGCCACGTTTGCAGGTAATGTTCAAATAGACGGTACACTTACTGTGGACGGCATTGCTACACTAAAAGCAGGCGCAAGTGGTAGTATTGCTATTGGTGATGATGCAACTGATAATGTTGTGTTTAACGCAGACGTCAATAGTGATTTAGTACCAGACACAAATGGTACATACAATTTAGGGTCAACAGCACAAAACTGGAATAAGGCATTTTTAAGAACTCTTGATAGTTCAACAGGAACTGTTACAGTAGATACAACTGGATCCTTTGTACTACCTGTTGGTACAACTGTACAACGTCCAAGCAGTTTGGCGCAAGGAATGATACGTTACAACACTACTGACAGCACGTTTGAGGGCTATGATGGTATTAATTGGGGATCATTAGGCGGCGTTAAAGATGTTGATCAAGATACATATATTACAGCAGAAGAAACTGCTGATGATGATACACTTAAATTTTATACTGCTGGTACTGAAAGAATGTCAGTTAGTAACACAGGGCAAGTTAAAGTAGAAACAGAACTTGCACTTGATGGTGTTCAAGTTATGGCAACAGCCACAGGCACTACAGCCGCAGTAACACAAACAGCAATTGATACTTTTGCTATTGCCACATACCGCAGTGCAAAATATGTAGTACAAGCCGTGGACACAGTAAGCAATGAATATCATGTAACTGAACTACTAGTAATACATGATGGCACAAGTGCTTTTGCAAGTGAGTACGGAATTATACACACTGGTAGTGATACTCTAGCAACTTATGATGTAGATGTCAATAGTGGAAATGTAAGATTATTAGCAACTCCAGCCTCAACAAATAGTACACAATTCAAAATTACCCGTAGTACCATAAACGTATAAATAGTTGTAACATAACAGCTATAGGGGACAGTGAACCGTGGCAAATAACAAACCATTTGTGGTCAAAAGTGGACTGATTCCGCAGACCCATAACAATCAGGATTTAGGGCATGCTAATAATAAGTTTGCCAACGCACACATAAGTAATCTGGCTGGCGCAGTACAGATTAACAGTGCATTTACTTTACCAACAACTGACGGCAGTACTGGAAACGTTTTACAAACAGACGGTTCAGGAAATATTACATGGGCTGATTTAGCCGCAGTAACATTCAGTGATACTGCACCAAGTAGCCCGCAAAGTGGAGACCTTTGGTTTGATAGCGGCACAAATGCCGAGCTGTTTATATGGACAGGTACTGAATGGATCAGTACCACTGGTGGTGACCAAGCTGCCTTTACACTAAAACAATATACTGGAGATAATACAACAACTGTATTTGATACAGGTGCAGGCAGTAATGTCAGAGCATTTGTTTATCTCAATGGTGTGTTATTGAAAGAAACAACAGACTATAGTTTTGCATCAGGCACACTAACATTTGTTACTGCACCATTTACAAACGATAATATTCAGGTAATGTTGCACGGTGCTGCATCATATTTTGACTTAGCGTCAATTGGCGGCAACACTGATGATATAACCGAAGGCAGTACAAACTTATATTATACTGATGCCAGAGTACAAGCTAAACTTGGTACTATAAGTGGACACATTTTACCAGATACAAATGACACATACGATATTGGTAGTGCGTCAAATAAAATTAGAGACTTATATTTAGGACCAAACACACTGCACATTGGCGATGCTGATGTTACTAGTACTGGTACAAAAATTGAACTGCCAACTGGCAGTACAATTGGCGGTGCTGAAGCACCACAAGTTAATTTAACAATTGCACCTGAGGTTTTGGAAATTAACGTTGATGCTCCTGATGCTGGGCAAAATACTATGTGGAAGTGGACATGGGAACAAAGTACCCTGCCATACGCACGTAGAACTATTACAAACTCAAACGAATTAAATGTTCCTCTTTACAAAGAAGGTACATACACAGTCAACAACTTCGCTGCCTACGACATACATGGAAGTATGACACAAACACACAGTTTGTATTTGAAGTGGGTGGACGGAGCAGGTACAGATAACTTAATTAGTTGGGCTACCAGCAGTGGACCAATCAGCGACACACATCCAGATATAAATGGCGGTAATGCAACTGATGTACAACGAATTAGTGTCAGTGTTCCAGCAACAATTACACCGCCAACACTGACAAATCCAAGTGTTAGTTATAGTGTGGTTAACAGTGGTAGTGGAAGTTACACATTTAGCGGAGCGGCCAGTGGCGACAATCCAAACCTAGGTCCGTTTTATCGTGGCGGTACTTATACAGTTAATATAAACGCCACTGGACATCCATTCTACTTCACAACAGACAATGGTGCAAACTTCAGTGCCGGTACATATTTTGGTGAATATACAAGTGGAGTTACTGGATCACGTAATGACACAGGCAGTATAACATTTACAGTACCAGCAGGTGCACCTGATACCCTTTATTACCAATGTGGAAATCATAG